TTCTGCAACTTAACACGGGCTAGTTGTAGTTTCTGGTAAACATTCATAGTCATATTATTTATCCCTTAGCGAATTTCTTATTGAAGATGATATTGTGAGATTGTGTTTCCTGAATAGTTTGTACCGTTGTAGCCTCCTTTTGCTCTTTGCGAATACGATCAAAAGTCTTGCGAATGTTCGTTTTGCCACTTGGAACATATTTGAAGTTCTTGTCTAGAATTGATGGGAATACCTTTTTCATGCGAAGCTGTCCATAAGTAACGCAAGTAACAGCATACCAGCTATCACAATACCTGCATGACGGTCGATAAAGTCTGCCAGTTTATCGTCTGGATTAAAGAGTTTTCTCATTGGTTGCCTCTTTCTAATTCGTCTACAAGTTGAATGACTGCATCAGGCGCGTTCTGTAACGAACGATAAGCCATATACACAATCTCTTTATCAGCATCTGACGCTGATCGACGTTCTAATCTATCTATCAACAGGCGCATGGAATAGACGATCTCAGCAAGCTGCCAGTTAGATATTTCTGCTCGGCTAGGATTCATCTTCCCTCCGCTTCACGATCTTTCATTTCCTGATAGAGCCAATCAGCATGATCTCTATCACGATCTTCCTGAGTCTCGACATACTCAGGGAGTTTGGATTCTTTAACCAATCGATTCACTATGCCTACCATGTGCCGACGAATGGCAGTTTGTAGCTGGACAGGATCAGATTGGAATACAGCACAAGTAGTAAGAAGTTCGCATAACTCATCTTCTAACCGTTCCTCACGCGACTGTTTTTCTGTATCCTTAAACATAGCGGTAAGCTCACCGGGAAACCCGTCCTGAAGCGTACCGATAAGGAACTGCTCTAACTCTTGTTTGTCGTTCATATCTAATCTCCTAGTTAATTACTGCAACGAAATAGTAGAGGAAAACAGGGTATTGCTAAACAAAAACATTTCTATTAAGAACTGTATCGTTATAGAAACATTCTATTAGGAAACCATAACATTTCTGGCACAATCATGGTTAAGAAAAAAGACTTACCAAAAGAGCAACCTAAGCAAGAAGTACAAAGATTCCTGCCTAAAGTTTCACCTAGAGGACAGCCGATTGGCAACAGACCCATCAAAACCCTTACGTCGAAAGTCCGATTCACATGGAACGGAAACGATTTATAACTTTAGTACTCGGCTTTGCTCAGTTTGCAAAAAGACAAGATCGTTAGCGCAGTTTAAGGATAGCGATGTTTGTCGGACTTGCGAATTAAGAAAGCCAAAGGTATAGTCAATGGGAATGGCTAGGGTAGCTCCTGAAAAGACGATTCATCACCGTCCTGCCAAATCCCACCCAATTCGTGATGAGCCTTCTGATGAGAGGTTGCTATGCATTTTTACCCCCACCATATAGGTGATTTCCAGCGCGATACTGCGTCCTTGTCTGATTCGGACACGATGGCTTATTTGCGCCTGATTTGGATGTATTACGACACAGAATTACCGTTACCAGCAGACGCTAAAAAACTTGCCTTTAAGATAGGCTCCAACCCTGATTCAGTCCAGATGATTCTGGATACTTTCTTTACGTTAGATGGTGATGTTTACCGTCATAAACGTTGCGATAGAGTATTAAATGAGATTTATGGCAAGTCAGAAAAGGCTAGGTTAGCTGCCTTAGCTAGATGGGCTAAAAATGCAGATGCAATGCAAACGCATAGCGAACGCAATGCAGACGCATCAAAAAAAGATGCGAACGCATTAAAAATCGATGCCACCCATAACCCAATACCCATAACAAAAGAAAAAGAATATATAGATCGATTTGATACTTTCTGGAAACAGTACCCTAGAAAGATAGCAAAGCCTAGAGCGTTAAAGGCTTGGATGAAAGTTAAGCCTGATGATGCTCTAACGCAAAAAATTATGTCAAGGCTTGCTAAAGAGGATTTCGCTACTAGGGATGAAAAGTTTATTCCTCATCCGGCTACATGGCTTAACGACCAACGTTGGAATGACGAAACTACTGTCTCCAATGCAACCAATTTTCCTTTTGGAAAGAGAATCCTATGATTGGCGATTTTTTAAACAAGTTAGAAAAAGTGCAAGGTAAGCGTGGTCATTGGGTAGCCTGTTGTCCAGCCCATGAGGATAAGCGTCCATCCTTAGCGATTACCGAGACTGACGATGGCAGGATTCTGTTGAAGTGCTTTGCTGGTTGCTCGGCTTACGAAGTCGTTAGCGCAGTAGGCATGGACTTGACTGATCTGTTTCCTAAAGATCAATCTTTTATGCCTAGCGAAAAGAATAAACCTGTCCGTAGACCGTTTTACGCCACAGACCTGATGAAAATAATCCAATTTGAGGCACTTATTACGTCGATAGCGGCGTTTGATATGGCAGAAGGTAGGCAGATATCAGACGGTGATAAAAAACGGCTTAAAACGGCTTTTACGCGAATTAACGAAGCTGTAAGTTATTTATAGGAGGAAACATGAGAATGAAGGCATTTCCTACGTTGAAGGATAACGGTCACATAACGACTCAGGATGGTATGGATTTACGCGACTATTTTGCGGCTAAAGCTATGCAAGAAATATTAAATTGGAGCGAGAGAGGTGATACTTTTGATTGTTTAGAGCTTGGCGCATTGGCTTACAAAATTGCTGATGCCATGATGGAAGCTAGAAAAGATGACTGAATCCAAGCTGGTTGAGTTAGGTTTTAGCGAGGTAAGTCCGGGGTTTTGGGTAGCGAGTGTTTTTGGAATCCAGCGGTTGATTGAAGTTGTTAAGGAGGAGACACGAAATGAAGAAGCCAAAAGAAATCGATGTGCTGAATCGGATGGTGTGGTTTGAGGATACGCCTGAGATGGTCGAAAAGTTACAAGGGCTCGGACTAACGGAGTACGCTAGACATCTTCACAAGATGCACATTTATCACAAGAACCTGATTGCAGAAATCAGAAAATTACGACGGGAGGCTAAGAATGAGTCTTGAGCAAAGAGCAGCAGAATTAGACGAGGCTAGGAGACTGCGAATTATCAAGAGTGATTCTATCGATGTAGAGAAGTATCTACATTCCAACGATGTAACGCTGAAGGTTAAACAGGCTAGGGATTTCTTAGACGATATTAAGGAAAACTATCTATCAAATGCCAGGGATGCAAAAATACTATTACCTTGGACTAAAACGCACGATTCTTTTGCATACCGACCCGGAGAGGTAACGGTCTATGCAGGTAGCAATGGTGGTGGTAAGTCGCTGCTGACAGGACAGATTGCTCTGCACCTAGTGAAGCAGAAGCAGAAAGTGGTGATAGCGTCGTTCGAGATGAAGCCGATTAAGACGCTAGAGAGGATGCTGAGACAGTTTGCTGGTGAGTATGTGGATGACCCGTTAGCGTCCGATAGAGAGGCTTACATCACTAAACTTCTAGGAAGGCTAGATAAGTTTACGGCTGACAATATGTACCTTTACGACCAGCAGGGTACGACTAGCCCGGACAAGGTTATCGCCATGTCCAGATATTGCGCTATGGAATTAGGCGTACAGCATATCTTTATTGATAGCCTGATGAAGTGCGTCAAGAACGAGGATGACTTTAACGGTCAGAAGAACTTTATCGATGAGCTAACGGCTCTAGCCCGTGACCATAACGTCCATATTCACCTAGTTCACCATATCCGCAAACAAGCGAGTGACGAGGTAACGCCGAATAAGAACGACCTAAAAGGCTCTGGTTCTATCAGCGATCAGGTGGATAACGTATTTCTGGTGTGGCGCAACAAGAAGAAGGAAAACCAGCGAAATCGTGGTGAGCAGATAGACGAATCACAGGGAGATACGTTCTTAATGAACGAGAAACAGAGGAATGGCGAGGCTCAGGAGTGGTATCAGCTTTGGTATCACGCAGCGAGTCAGCAGTTTGTGGAATCGGCAGGATCAAGACCAATGGACTTTGACAACAATGGACGTTTTAGAGACTGAAAGACATCGATGTGAGGTGAGGCAGGTACTAGCATGGAGAGCGGCAGACAGGGATTCAGCCTTAAGGTATCTGAGCGTTGTTAGGCAGAAACGTGGGAATCAAGCGGCTGACAGGCTAGAGGCTGACTGTCGTAGAGAATGGTCGTTAGGAAACCGAGGAAAAAAGGGAGATTGGCGTGGATAAAGATGACATTATTAATATGGCACTTGCTTATAGGCAAAATTTACGCGATAGGATTTCATATGCGATTGATTTAGAGCGTAAGGCTTGTGCCAAGGTATGTGATGAACTAGCCGCTGATGCAGCGGAAGAACAAGACTTTCATGCCTTGTTTGCTGCCGAATCATGTGCCGACGCTATCCGCGAAAGAGGTCAGGATGAAATGTCCTAAGTGCAAATCTAAGGCTACGGCGTTAGATACGCGCCATGTGCAAGATTACGTTAGGCGGCGGTTTACTTGTGAAAACTGCAAAATAAGGTTTACGACCCATGAAAAAGTCGTTGATACAGGCAAGATACGCGCAGGTAGGCGTACACCTGAACATATGGCTGAAATGAGAAAACTAGCAAACAGGTGGGCTAAGAATGGTCTATAAGAAGGTGGACACAAACCAGACCCAGATCGTCAAGGAACTCCGACGAGTAGGCATGGATGTTCAGCATTTGCATGGAGTCGGTCAAGGATGCCCAGATGTTTTGGTGGGTTATCGTGGCAGGAACATTTTGTTAGAAATAAAGAAAGACGAGAAAGCCAAGCTGACAGCGGATCAGGTTATCTGGCATCAAACATGGCGAGGTCAGGTAGCGGTAGTGTCGAATCCACAGGCTGCGATTAAGGCTGTAAGGATTGCCTGTTCGGAAACTATTGAGTAATGATTCTTAATAGAAATATTTATGTTGCGATCTGGAATTACTTTAGCTATAGTTACTTCACAGCAGCACAATATTAATTAACTAGGAGCTGACATGAAAAAGTTACTTGAATCCTTCCGTAACGCACCTACTCAGGCTAACCGTGACAAACTACAGAAATACCTTGATAAGCACATGATGGCTATTTGCATGGCATTGCCTGAAGATGTAGCTTTCCTAAAAGAAAACCAGTTCCGTATTTGATATGAACTCAATCGATCCTCACGAAGCAATCAACTACATGATTAAGAACGCTAAGGCTTATGCACAAGCCAAGGCTAACGTCACATACCTAGAGCAATACCGGAAGTCTAAGAAGGCTATTCTTTTCGCTAGTGCGATGGGTAATACGATTGCTGACAAGGAGTCCTATGCCTATAGTCATCCAGAGTACTTAGAGCTACTAGAAGGGCTTAAAGCTGCTGTAGAGGAGGCTGAGAGGCTGCGTTGGATGCTGGTAGCAGCACAGGCTAGGATCGATGTATTTAGAACCCAAGAGGCAAGCAATAGGTCATTAGACCGGATTACTCAATAGGAGGAAATATGAACGAGATAGACGATTCCAACTTAGCAATATGCTGTGCTTGTGGCTATGTAGATGATTGGGTAGAGATTCCGGGTGGTCAATGTTCGGTAAGTGGCGAGGGATTGGATTACTGTCCTGAGTGTGGTGAGGTGGATAATATGGCTGACTACACAGTAGAAAGAGCCGCGAGGATTGATGAGAAAAAGCGACAGAAAATACCTAGCTAAAGTGGCTGACTTTGGGTGCATTATCTGTTATAAAAATGGGTATCCAAGCACTCCGGCAGAGATTCACCATGTACGAGGATTAGGGCTTGGGATGGG